AAGCCATAATTAGGCTCCTTTACATAAAAGTTAAAAATATTTAAACAAGAAAACAATAGCACACCTTAGGTTTTGCCTTATGCTACATGATTGCCCTTAGCTTACAAGGATCGTTCACATAAGTTAAGTGAGATATGGAGAGCGCTAGCTCTTACGAGGAGATCATCCAATCACTTAATGCTACGCCAATCAGTACGTGCGGCTCGCATCTCAACGGCGCGACGAAACTTGTCGTCACGCTTAAAGCGAGGGTTGGACATGTCCATGCTGTATTCGGCCATAGACTTATATCCGGGTAGTTGCTGCGATGCCTGTGCGGTACTCGCAGAAACAGGAGTTTTACCGGTGCCACTTGGTTCCACCGTTGGATTAGCAGCACGGTAAGCATCCGCAAGACCTCGAAGAGTAAGCTCTGAGTTTTGACTAGCGAGTCCTGCCTGCAAGCCTTGTAGCTGCTCGCCGACAAAATTATTCGCTGCCCAACGCAGGATCTTCGAGAGCATCTCTCCACCGCCAACAATCTCGGCAGCATTGGCAAATGCCTGACGCCGCTTTGCTTGCTGGGCAGAGAGATAATCATCAACCATAGCTGGAGTGAATCCAGTCTTAGACATAATTTCCTTACGAGTCTCATCAGTAAGAGAACCAGTCATAGCTACTTCAGACTGCCACTTACTATAATCCGCATCCGTTACCCGAGCGGTGGGAGTTACCTCTTCAGCGGATAGCTCGTCCTTGACCTCGGGTTCGGGAATACGTAACTCAGTAAGCATAGCCTCCGTGCTGGCGGGAGCTTCATCAGTAGTTGCTTCCGGTGCAACGGGCTTCTCAACAAAATCAGGATTATTTGTATTGCCAGACATCTCATATTGCCGCTTGAGATCAGCAATCTCTTGTTGCGACTGAGTAAACTTTGCCTGCGCATTCTTAAGACTATCGAACCAGTCACCAGCACTCTTGAAGTTTTCAGGGATCTTCTGTCCCTGATCTTGAACATAGCGCTCGAACATAGCACGCTCATGCGCGATTTGTCTAGTAGCTTCGTCGGCTAGTGGATCAGCCTTGACTTCTTCAAGACCGGCCATAGCTTCAGTAGTCATTGGCGCATCGTGTCCAGGAGTCTCCGACGTTTCGGTGACTTCGTCTCGATAATTTTCATCCATAGTGTTCTCCTTTTAAAAGTTCAAAAGAACCAGCGGACGCCGCGGATACAAGCCTCAAGGGCTGCAACAATAGCGTTCTGAATCTTAGTTAGTACGTTCTTTAGCATTACATGCCTCCTTGTTGCATCATCTGCATAGCTGCTTGAGTAATTCCGGTCTGGGCAACATTACCCATAGCTTGACCGGCACCTGCAGCTGCACCTTGTGCCATTGTGGCTTGGGCTTGCATCTGCATGGCTTGCATTTGCTGGGCTTGCATACGTTCGTCTGTTTCATCTTCGGAACGGATCCAGTTACGAGGATCAAAGCCTAGTGATGAGATAAGAGCGATACCGTACTGATCCCAGCGGAAATGCTGGACTGCTTGCTGAGGAAGATTCCTGACCATTTCGCCAAGCTGCATAAGTCGCGTAAGATCAGCATCACGACTAAGTGCTTGAAGTCCAGTTACGATATTAATAGAGAGTCGACCATCGGTCGTAAACTCTTGAGCTAAACGCTCGTCCATTTCACCATTCTTCATCATAAGAACGATGGTGCGACGTACAATAGGCTCTAGTAACTGTCGGGCGATTGATGAAAAGGCTCCACCAAGTACGTTCTCGATTTCCATTCCAAGCATTCGTACCTCAGTCGCAGTAACGCGTTCTGCCTGACGGACACCAACCGATCCAAGAAGGAACGCGGCACCGACTTCGCGACGCATCTGTTCGACAGCGGTCTGACACGCAGAAAGCTGAGGAGAGATAGTCTGTGCAGGAGAGATAGTGAATACGTCACTTTGCCGTGCTCCGATGAATGAACCAGTAGGAGAGTAAGCAACGTCATCGATATCAGTGATACCTGCAGGATCAACGGCCATCCAGAATGTACTAGCAGCAGTCATACCATCAATCATGGCCTTAGTGTAAGCTTCTAGTGTTTCAATGTCACCAAGAATCTCTTCAACGTGAGAGCGTCCATAGTCTTCACCAGTGACGCCAATCCATCGTAAGGCCATGTAAGGCAAATCGATGTATGATCCAGCATCAACTTCGTTACCTTCACTATCTTGTGCACAATAATCCCAACGATTTTCGTCCTTATTCCAAACGATTCTATGGAAGTGAGCTTGGTAATCAGGTAATGCACTCATAGCATTCCATGATGCAGGGAAAAAGTTGTTATCATAAGCTTCGTATAGTGAGTTGTTTGGGTCCTTTGGAACCCACTCGAGATAGATCAGTTCAACCAGTGAACCATCAATGTCTCGACGTGTTACATACTGATCAAGACGGTATGTCCTGAACGTATAATCATCCTCCATAGACATCAGTACATCGCCAGTTACAATAAGATTTTGTAACGCGATAAATAATGATTCTCGGAGATTTTGCGTAGATAGTTTTGTATAAATTTGATTAGATAACGCTTCCATATAGGAAAACGTCTCAGGCTCTGCTGATTCGCCGGATGACAACTCAAACTTAAAGAACGGCATGTCGTTCAACGGAAGAAGAGCTGCAAGCATACGACTCGCCATGTTGGTAACACCACGAGCAGCCACGGAACTATAAGGTCGTGGTAACTCGCCGTTATTGGTGATTCCTTCATTGGGCAGCAGAGACGGCAGTGTTAATGACGCCATATATCGTCCGCGCGTTAGCTTGCTCTGGCGAACAGAGTCAAGTGATTCAAAGCGCATAGCGATTGTGGTATCATTTTGGTCACTGGTAGGTCTTGCCAGATTTGCCATAGATCACCTTTCAAACAGGGCGGATAGAATTATCTGTAGAACCAAGTCCCTTTGTAAGGGCAGCTTCTAAAGCGCTGTAATCGACAGCAAGGTCTGATTCCTTGCTATCCTCGCTAAGTGCAGCCAATTCCACACCCAGCTTCTTTTGGGCTTGTGCAAGGTTAATTTCACGTTCTCGAGCTTGCTGTTCGACTAGAGCTTGCATCTCTTGGTCTTGCCTCGCAATTTGTTGCTCGAGTTCGGCGGTTTGTCGAGCCGCTTCTGCCAGCATTCGATCATTTTCAAGTGCTTGGCGTTCGAGTTGGGCAGTCATTTCCACATCGGTCATGTTACCCATAATAATTGGTGCGCCACTTCCCATGACATACCTCCTTAAACAGGTCGAATTTCCTTAAATGTAACACCGCTTCCATCCGACGTCTCAACAGCACCAACGCTTGCAAGGGTTGAAGCGTATTCTTGCTGCTGCTGATTAAGAAGCTGCTCATATTGAATCTTTTGCTGCTCGATATCTTGAGCTCGAGCGGCATTAAGTTCGTTACGACGGACGGCATCGGCTGCCATTGACGCAGCGGTTTGCTTACGACGCTGAAATTCTTGTTCAAGAGTTGTTCGTTCATTCAAGGCGGCAGTATCAAATCGGGTTGCAGTATCACTAATAAGTTGATTTAAGATTTCATCTCGATCGGCTTCCATATATAGTTGGCTACCGGTTAAGAATACATTTGCGTATCCACGTCCTTCGATGCGCTGACTGGTATAACCCTCGGTTACATCCGTAAGCTCAGCAAGGGCTCTAGACTCAGCAAAACGATAAACGTTGTCATATATTGGACTCTGATTCTTAAGTCTTTGTAGGGTCTCAAATGTAAAACCAGAATCGCCAAGCTGAGCATATTTATTAACGCCGTCTGAATACCGCAACTGCTCTAATGGCGTTAAGCTATCATAAAACGAAGTAGCAGTTTCAAGCTTGGCTTGGAACTCTGGATTATACCACTCGTCATAGCTTCTACCATAGTTGGTTTTTAATGCATCATCAATACGTGCAAGATTTGCTCTAGTCTTTGTTTGATAATCAGATCGAAGCATATCAGCGACATGAGTCTTCGCGTCGTAAGCATCCATAACAAATTCAAAATCTTGGCCAACACGTTCACCGGTTAATGGGTTAATAAATGTGGTATCGATATCAGCTTGTTCTGGCGCTTTTGTACCACTTAGCATGGCAAGCATACGCTGTGTTTCTTGCATTTGTCGCTTTGCCGCTACAGAATATGCTCCGACAGAACTAGTTGTAGCATTGCTGATAGCACTGGCTTTAGTAGCATCTAGTGTTGCTTGCATTTCTTGGAATTGACGGTTTTCAAGTGAGGTCGCTTGCATTAGTTGGTCTACTTCAAATTTAAATTGATTTGATTGTTCAACCATCTTGTCGTAGAGCTCGGAAGACTGTTGACGTCGTCTGACATCGTACATCTTAGCAGCATTTAGATTTGCTGCGGAACGCAATCCAGGTGCCGCGTCATAAAAAAGGGTTTTGTCTTCCGTCCAGAGAGCATTGCGCTTAAATGGGGTATATCTAGTTCCTATTGCTCTCTTGTATAAGTCGCTACTATAATCAAAAGATGCGCCAATGTCCAATCCAAGGGTGGCGTATAAATCGTTTGCGAAATCTTCGTATTGACGAGGCATTAGTCACCTCCCTTCTGGTATTTATTATGCAGGCTTAATAGCTTATCAATAACCCAGAGTTGGCCAGCATAATACGCTTGTTGGCGAGCAATACTCTCACTCGTCTGCGTCTGGTCGTACTTCGGAGACTGGATTAGACTTCTCAGCTCCTTTGCGGCCTCCTCGAGGCTTGGCATCGAGCTTATTCTTGAGTTCATTAATCTGCTCCTGCTGGGCTTCAAATAGCTTTACAATATCAGCGACGACTAACTTAATCTCGCCGCCATTCATGTGCCCGCCACGCGCGAGCTTTGCTTTAATAATATCTAAAAAATTCATGGGTGTTCTCCTTCTACATCGACAAGCTCACAAGAGTTGCCGCTACATGCAAAAGTTTGAGACGACTTAGTAGTATCGTCACTCTCATATTGAGAAAGCTTCGACCAGTCGATAACAGGGAATGAAGCAACACGCTTCTCGTATTCTTCCTTTGTGATCTCCTCGTACGGAGCCTGCTTATATACGTGCTCGCTCCTAGGAAGGAACGATAGACCTTGAGCCATATCCCAGTAGTCACCATATAGGCGAGAACCAAGCTTCATGAACTCTTCGGGGCGATATTCGATTGTTACTGATGGATTATGGTCAGTCCAGTATTGCTTGATCGTAGCCCAATCGGTAAGATCCGAGAGAGCAGTGTGTGAATCAATATGGCCGTCATAACCAATTACGAACTCAAATACATAGGTGTTATTTGGATTATTAACACAGTCTTCACCTGGTACACCTTGGTCAACCATAAGCTGGTACAGTGGATCCTTCTTGTCACACCGGACGCGACGGATGTAGTACGGAGCATAGCGATGGTGAATCCCTGAAGCACTATCAACTAGACAAGACACTGTGCCCGAAGGCTTAACAGTGGTGATAGCCTCGCTAGTGTTGATCCCGATCTTCTTTGCCCACACATGATTGACAAAGGTGCAGTGCTGCCTTGCCTTGATTAAAGCATCACTATCGAAGGACAACTGCTTGTTATCCCGCATTCCGGTCAGTGACACGCCAAGTAACGCTTCTTCGGCGGTGTTGGTCTGCCACTGCTTGCGGAGATATGGAAAGTGGGTAAGTGACGCTTGACAAGTACCGATGATCGTAGCAATCTCGGCTCGACGAAGCAACTCTTCAAAGTCCATATCAGGTCGAATTACAGCCTCGGTCAGATTACAGAATTGCGAAGGTCGAAGAGTGATCTCGCCACAAGGGTTAGTCCCGAAGTTATGATCGGAATCTCGCCCGATAGCGTCAGTACATAACTTGGCGGCCTGTCGGTTGAACACACCACGCTCACCGCTGTAACTGCGGTAAATCGCCAACCATTCTTCCATGAAGACGTCGATGGCAGGCTTTTCGGCGTATACGGCTGAGTTGTTGGCGAGGGAACGGTAGGAGTGAGCCTCCCACCAATTCCCGGACTTGGCTCGCGCCATCTCATGGTCGTCAAGATCGGACAACGAGATCATGGCAGAGCGTCTCACGCCGCCAACGATTACAGAGTTAGCAATGACACAGGCCATGTCATGCACTTCAATGGGGCGGAGGCGGCGACCCCTCGCGTTGTAGATTGTGTTCGTAATAAAGCGAAGACAATCCTCCAACGGTCCGGGGCCACTAGCGCGCCCTCCGAAGGTCTTTAGTCGAGTGCCAGAAGGACGGACCTTACTGGTATCCCAAGTGGGGTGGATGCCGCTAAGCAGACTACCGAGCAAAGCCTTGACGGAGTCAGCCCAGCCAGCCTTAGAGTCCTTAACAGTGATGACTACACCTTCGTCACGAGTGATCTCGTTCGGAATGATGGGCCACTTATCAATGACACGACGCTCTACCGAGAAACCTACGCCGGTACCGCACATCAGGATGTACAATAACTCAGCAAGTGCGATTGGAGAGTCTAACTCCAGGTATGAACAGTTAAAGCAACAAGTATTATCCCTATCAGCTGCCTGTCCTGCGGTCATGAGTGCTCGCATTGATGGCATTACCTCAAGGTTTAGTACGGCATCTCGAATGTCTGGACGCTTGTTTAGTTCCTCGCCGAATGGCTGAGTAAGCATCCAATCCCACCAACGATCAACAGTCTCTGGCCATGTCTCTCGACGGCCGAGATCGTCGCGCCAGCGGGCGTACTTTGACAACGCAATGAAGGTCTGAAATGGTGACATTTCCATCAACCACCTCCAGTCGAGCCAAAGCCGCCAGAACCACGCACGGTATCACTAAGATCAGAGTAGTGCTTACACTTATGCATATCAGTGATGCATGGTACTACGATTAGCTGTGCGACCTTGTCACCCTCGTGGATCTTTAAAAAGCCGCTGTGTGGATTAGGATCTCTAACCATAATAATCTCACCGCGGTAATCTGAATCAATAACACCACAGGTGTTTGCTAGTTGAAATCCCTTAATACCCCATGAAGATCGAGGTAGTAGTAACCCAACGTAACCGCTAGGAATCTGAACGTGAACCCCTGTTCCAAGGGTATTTCCATTAATTGAATTCACATATAGGTCAAGACCAGCTGAACCATCAGTGGCGACCTCAGGCTCATAGGAGCCAGAAACATAGTATTTAATCATGATAGTTCTCCTTTTTAGTCTATCGTATTTCTCTTACCATTGCTCAAATGTTGCCCTGTGCTTCCCAGTCCTCAATTCTTAGGATACGGGCGCATGCCCGCATAGCAAGGCAATATTCTTCATCCAATCCGCGCTGGTCGTACATGACCATTACGGCATCTGTATAGTCCTTTGGAGAGAACTGCTTAAGCCACTTATAGGCCTTAGCGGGTCCAATCCCATCAATTCCGGCAAATCCATCCGTTTTATCTCCAGTAAGCCACTGCTTATGAAACTCAAGGTCAGCGGCCCATGGCGTCTGGAATCTCAGAACTGGTTCGTGTGTTACCTTGTCTCGAGTACCGTCATCGTTGAACTTGCCAGGATGAGAGTATTCTGGACGATAGTGCCAACCAGGTACTGACATCAGATCTTTATCGAGAGTTACAGCAATTGCTTTTCCTGATGATGCTGCGATTCCCATCAAATCATCCGCCTCGAGCGTTGGGATAAACTTATCGCGAAGGACATCTTCTGCTAAGAGTTCCTTGGCATACGAGATACGCGCACTCAATACTTCATCTACCTCTTGATTATCACGATGGGCTTTATATGCAGGCCAATACTTTCGGCGATAATTATCTTCACGAGCGGCTGATCTAGCAATATAAACGTGGCGAATACCAGGCGGTGTCCAAGCTCTAATACGCTGACGTAGAAGCATTGGCAGCTCTTCTGGATCATCACATATAAAAGCTGACATGTGGGCAAGCATATCACCATCTAAGATAGCAGTTGATGGCTTCTTCATAAATCATCCTCCTCATGCGTATCGACATTCTTACTAAGGATGTCCATCGGTGTATAGCGACCGGTCTTAAGACCATCAACGTAATCGCGGTATAGCGCAACAATCTCATCGACAACTTCTTGCGGCATGTTAGATTGACGAATGTCTTTAATTGCTTCTTCAAACCCATTGATCATCTCATCAGCTTGAATATCGACTCGAAAGCCAAGACAGGCTGGGCAGTTGCACTCATCAGCAAACCGACTAGGTGAGCACCCGATAAAGAATTGCAAGCGATCATGCAGTTTCTTTTCAAAGGCCATTGGATCGCCGCTGTTAAAGACAACCCATTCATAGTAGTTTTCAATCTCAATTACGCCGCCTTCAATTCTCTGATTGAGCCATTCAGATTCGTGAGCACGCCATGCACCATCGGCATCTGCAACGATACGGTTACCCGGAGAGACATAAACGGTAAGACCCTGCCATGCCTTAACAAGTTCAATTTCATTTGAATAGCGAAGATCATCAATAATTACTAGTCGCTCTTCAAACAGAAGATTTGAGTCGCTAAGTTCCTCAGCTTGGATCTGCTTAAGTTTTTCGTTTAGAAGATTAACCCAAGTACTAGGACGACCTTCATCAGCAACTAATTGGCATAGCTCACGATATAAGTCTGGCTTTTCATGCTTGAAGATCCGCCAATCATCATAGCCAGCTTGCTTGGCAGCTTGTGCACGGACAGGATCTGCGAATGATAGACGAATTGGTTTACAGTCGTGATTAAGTGATTCAATTTCTACATAGTCTGCGGCTGTAGACTTACCGCTACCAGCAATGCCACCAAATCCAATTACATACATTGGCGTACCTCCGTTTTTGCATATTCTACGAGTAAATGACCGGGATAGAAGTCTTCATCGAGTGTCATACCATATGAGTTTAAGATCTCTTGTACTAATCTAGTACATGTCCAAGGCGCTTTCATACCAAGATGTCGACCAATATAGTGATGAAAATAAGCTCGCAAGATACTTCCTGGCTGATTCTGCTGCCACCATAAAGCTTTCTCGAGTAAAGTCATATACATCGTATCCGACATATAATGAGCCGGACCAATGAATAACGGACCGCCGTTCATACGTTCGATCACTGCACTATCAATAAAGGTGTCAGAAGGTTGTGGACAAACAAACAACTCCTGCTTCTTTTCTCTAGTTGTAACTCTAATTGTGACATGGTTATATGGGGAGCCGGTAATCTTAGACACCTTTTGGTTAATCCAATGATCCCAGCTATAAGCTACTACTTGATAGTATCTCAATGTGTTTCCGCCCAGTTAGTACCGACGTTAAATTCTGCGTCTACAGGACAACGGAATCCTAGACGATCACCTGCTTCGCGCGCTGAGGCAACTAAGATTTCACCTACCTGTTCGGCAATG